ATGAACTGTTCTCGAATTTTCTTGAAAGGTTTTCTCAGTCTGACAAGCATCCTGTTATATATTCGCTTATGAATTCTCGCAAAAGCGTTATTGCTCAGCATCTTTATCAACTTTGAGGAAATCTCCTTCTGCTTCCGGGAATCTAAACTGGTCCCTGATGAAGGGTTCTTCAGGACTCAAAATTCCAGCAGTTGTCAAGTTCCCCATGACTTCTGACAACATCTTCATATCCTCAACTGTCAAGGTGTTTGTTATATCGAACTTCCCGTAGTCTTTTTGTTCACCAAACTGGTATTGTATCATTCGCCTGATTACTTGTTCGATCAGATCATCTGCGAAGCCCATGGCGACATCCCGGACGTTACTTTTATACATGTCCATATGCGTTTTTGACATGGCATAGGCTCCTGTTTCTGAGCTATCCATAATCAATACAGGAATCAACAAGCTTCTGTATATCGTCTTATCCAAAAAATTAATTGTCTTTATAAAACTGTCTGACATGTCAGATCCGGGGCTCAATGCCTGCATCTTTTCGTCTTTTCCGATAGCGATGATAGCTTCGTTCCAGCCACCTGAGAACGTTTCCGTAAACTTCTGAGGATTACTTACCATTGCATTTAGCAGCGGCGTTGAGAACCTTTCAGATCCACGAGCCCACCACTTGAACATTTCCTTTTTGAACTTCCAAGGCCTATACGCCGTTCTGAGGCTTGAGCTTCCATAGACGCCTGAACCAGTTCGGACTATAAGGACTTTTTCGGCCGGTATTGTTATCTTACTGCCCGTGATGGTATTGATCCGCACACCGGTTACTTCTTCGCCTGCGGCAACGAACCGCATGTAAAAAGGCGGTGCTGGTTCTATACGTGTGAAATTAATGTCAACTTGTAGATCATTGACACCCCAGAGTTCTTCAGCTACCCCGAAACCGTAGGTGAAACTATCCACCATAACTTCCCTCAGCGGCGCCCTTAAATTCTTATTCGCGAGGTTAAAACGTTCTGAAATGTAGTCTTTTATTTTTTGATCTTCGTTCTGGTATTCCCCTATCATGTTCATGACCGAGCCAGAAAAAAGCTTTAGGCCTGAGCCAACTGCATCATCTCGGTCTTTCATCTCATGATAAGTCGTAAGGCTTATATCTGAAGGATTGAAGAACTCGTCTCCATACTTATAATTAAGAACTCGTGCTGTTGCGTATTCTTGCTGATCTATTTTTTCTTCAGCTCCCATCCTTCACCGCCTCCCTCATCCAGTCAACTCCCTGGAATTTATACTTCTTGTATAGTTTTGAATGTCCTTTTTTGATTAATTCAACGTTCCATGAAATAATCTCACCATTGTCAGACTCAACCCAGATGTAGGCAAGTAGGCGTCCAAAGAAGTCTCGCTTGTTTTCATCGAATGTCAGTATAATTTCTCGGCCGGTCAGTTGCTTTGTAAACGCCGAAGCTTCAAGGGCTCCCGGCTGTATAGGCTTTGTGGGATGCACACTCTCTGGCGTGTCTACCCCCAGGAACCTGACGTATTCTTTTTCACCGTTCAGGATTACCATGATTGTGTCGCCGTCTATGACTCTATCTACTTGGCAAACCTCGAAAGAAAATGCCGTCGCGGCTATTAATAGCATTAATATTATTTTCATGTTTTAGCTCCTTTTGACGCCTGCGTAACGTCCAACATTCTTTGAATGTGTATACAAGGCATATCTCATACTATCCATGAGATGATCTTTAAATTTCACCGGTTCTTCAGCAACTACGCCGTTGCGGTCCTCTTTGTATTTGTACGTCCCTATCTCTGAGATAAACTCAACGCATTCGTAATAGATATACAGCCTATGCCTTTTAACAAAGTCAATCCCGTCTTTAACACTTTTATCTGCCGGGTAAATGTTGAAACCTTCACGGCCTATTTCTTCTATCCTTGCCGGCTCTGCTGAATCTGCATACAAATCATCTGTGTAATTGACACGCGTCTTCAACTCCCCTATAAGATCTGAATTCGTCAACTTTGTCTTATAAAATTCTTTCATAATGTAAACACTTTCATCCTTCAAGCCTATTGTAGTCAACGCTGAAGGATTCACAAAGCCAAAATCTAACCCGTTTATAACTTCATCGAATGAATCCGGAAGCTCAAAAATTACCTCATAATTGTTATATATAAGATTTCCGATGGTTCCCCAATCCCCAAGACCATAGATCTGATAATAGGTATAATCTTTGTCTTTAAGACTTTCTATGACTTTTTTGTATTCAGGATCAATAAACTCATTGTCTTTATAAGTCGTTTTTAATATAAAAGCATTTTCAATAAGCTGATCAAAAAAGTATTTTTTCAACCAACTCTGAGATGATACAGGATTGAATGTCAATGTAATCTGTTTACGAATTTTACTATTTCCCCTGAGCCTCAAATCCAACTGATGAAAGTCTGACTCATCAACTTCTGAAGCTTCTTCTATCCAAATACTATTTATATTCGCAATTGATTTAAGCTTTTCAACATCATCAAGCCCTGAAGATGTCAAGGTTGAGCCGGTTGCACATATCATACTCATCTCTGTTTTGTTGACTGTGAAGTAATCACCAAGATTATGATCTGATATGATTGTCTGCAATAACTTGAAAACTGAATGCCTCAAGGTACGGCTGACTTTCCTAACTACAAGGTAATCATAGTCTCCACATGACATCATATTAATTATAATTTCCTGAGCTACGAAATAACTTTTGCCTGAACCGGCTCCACCGTATAAGATTCTATAACGCTTTTTGTTTTCTGATGCCGCCTTAAATGCCGGGTTTAGCTCCACATCTTCTTCACTTGCTTTTTCCCCATTTAACATTTATGTTTACCCCTTTATGATTCAAATCCAAAACTTGTTTGTCTCGCCATTGTTTAGGCTTTCTATTTTTAAGCCAGAAAATCCCGGCTGTTGTGTCAGGCTTCATTAACTTTTTTGTCTTCTCAATTCTCTTTTTTTCTTTTCCGTTATCGCCTTTCTCTATAATTTCTTTCACCTCAATATATTCAAATCCCATTGCACTTTTATACAAAGAATTCTCAACTTCTCTATCTGCCACGTCTTTACTCTTTTTTAAGGAGTCAGAGAATTCAGCGAATTGTTTCTGCCACATATAAAATGTTTGCTTCGATATTCCCATATTTCGGGCTATCTGATCATTGCTCAGCCCGTCCAACGCCCAGCCTTGTATCCGTATGAGGCCTTCAGGCGTGAGCCACTCTTGGTATTTTCCCTTTGCACCTCTTTTTGCCATTTATCTCGCCTCCTTATTTTGGCAAAACAAGAGACACCCTCACGGATGCCTCTTGTTTTTGTTATTTGCAAAATGCCTTTGACATTTCGTACTGTATAACATTATTACGAAAAAACAATCTTTTTTTACTATATTGTTATATTTCCAAAGGCAATTAGCGCATGGATAAATCAATTGTCAAGGTAACCACACACACTGTGTAATTTTGTTAGTTATATCTCTAACGCCCATACACACTTTCTTCCCACTCTATATATAGGTAAAATAACAAGCAAGCAAGGAATAAAAAAATTTAGAATTTTTTATTTTTTTTTCTCTATATAGAGGCGCCACCTTGTCACGGTGTGGAAAACCATTTTTCTGTGCTTTTTCGGGTTCTTTTTGAGTCGTGTTACATTTCTGACATAAAAGGCTCAGGAGATAGATTGCCCCCCCCGTGTGAATTTCCATATAAAAAAAGACATCCTTTCGGATGCCTCTCGTTTTTGTTATTTTTATATCTTTATTTCGTCATTGCCGTTTTTACTGCTTCTACGAAAAAGTCATCGTTTTCTTTTATGAAATCTGCATCCTCTTCTGAACATTCGAGGCATTCTTTTACACTGTTAGGCATCCAAGTTGTGTAATCGTTCAAATCGTCTTCTTTCCAATTGTCTGAAACGATATCATTGAGTCTTGCCGATTCTCTTAACCATTCCACCAAAGTCGCCATCATCATTTTTTTGTTTGTCATTCTAAATCATCTCCTCAAAGTTTTTTGTTTCCTTTGCTTCTACAAATACATTATATCATACTTTTTTGTTTTTGTCAAGTGAAATGATATTTTCAGAACTCTCTTTCTTGCCCTTTTTGTTGACATCAACAATATGGTTCAAAC